TATATTGACTATGATATTATTGAGGCTGTTCCCGTAGAACAGAAGATTAAAAAGCAAGTTGCAGTTAATGGTGCGTGGGAAGAACGGCAATTTATTCGTATACCTATTCGCAACGCAGACCATCGTTCTAGGGGAACCAGTGAATTAGAAGAATGGTGCTACAAATATTATAAAGAACCTCGCTACTTAGGACCTTGGTTTAAGGTATCGGGCTATATCATTCTTGATGAAAAGACATATACGCATTGGAAATTATGTGAATGATTTAACTGAGGGTGAAGGATATCTGTTCTTTGAGAACGTGATACCTGATGAACTAATTGATGGCATTAATAGCAAACTGGATACGTTATATCCGGTTCGTGCAACCAGTTCAGGTAAACGTTACGAAGAACGGGAGAACATCAGTAAGCTAAGTGATATTAGTTATTGGTGGAGCCAAACAGTTATGGATTGGTGGGAAGTCAAACTAATCAATGATTTTCTAATCACTCGTATCAATAAAGAACTTGACAATGCTGTTTGGTATACGAGTGACATTATTACGATTAATGGAGATACTAAGTTAGTTAATCCTCACGTTGATACGCCGCATAGATTCAAGCAGTGGAACATGGATCCTAGATTACTAGGAGTACAGTGCATCGTGTCATTGCAAGATACTACGCCTGAAATGGGTGCAACCGGTTTTGTACCCAATAGTCACGAACCTGATTGGGACATTGATATGTGCTACAATGGAGCATATAACAAATACTTTTGGGATTTTCATGAGCAAAGACACATGCCTAAAGGGTCGGTGTTGATGTACAACTGTAGGCTACTACATTCTAGTATGCCAAATTATTTACCCGAACCTCGCCCAATGCTCTTGCTAAATTACCTAAATGGTGATATACTGGAAGATGTGAAAAAGATAGACAATATTTGGAGTTCAAATGGCTAACCACATTATGATTGATATGGAAACACTCAGTACCGACGTTTCCACTGTAATACTTACTATCGGTGCTGTTCGTTTCGATCCTCGTGGGGTTGGCGTACTTGAGAAGCTTGAGCTTCGTCCAACTATGGAAGAACAGACTGAGATTTATAATCGCACTATCAGCGATGATACACTTCGTTGGTGGGGTGAACAAAGCCCAGAAGCTATTGAAGAAGCTATGGGTGACCGTGATCGTATCAGCTATCGTGAAGCAATGGAAAAGTTGTATCAGTTCTGCTGGCAACGACATGATAAGGTTTGGAGCAACGGCTCTGGCTTTGATATCGTGATTGCTGAAAGTGCATTCCGTGACCTTGATATGAAGTATCCTTGGCAGTTTTGGAATGTGCGTGATTGTCGCACTGTCTATGACCTTGCTGGTGTATCGTTGAAAGACGGCGGACACGTTACAAGTCACAAGGCAGTAGAAGACGCAGAGCGTCAGGCAATCGTTGTGCAGAAGGCTTATCAGAAGCTTATTCAAGCAGGTATGACTCACATCCGATGAGAATTGACTCCGACATTGACATTGACGTAGGTGACCGTGAACAACTATTAAAGTTGATTACGCATACTCCTGCGGCAATGCGCAATGTTGATCCTATTCGCAAACATCCTAGTGGTATATACGTAACTGATATACCCTACGATCCTGCATACGATATGGCATCAATTGACTATACCGAAGCAGAAGAACGCGGATACTTCAAGTTAGACTTGTTGAATGTCCATGTCTATGAAAATGTCAGGGATGAGTTGCATTTAGTCAAGTTGATGCAAGATCCTGATTGGATTATGCTAAAAAATCGTATTACGGTAGAGCAACTAATCCACCTTAACAACTCGTTCAATATTATGCAGCGTATGCCTGAGCCAATTGATAGCATTCCTAGACTGGCAATGTTTCTTGCTGTAATGCGTCCTGCTAAAAAACACTTGCAAGGGTTGACATGGAAAGAAGTCGCAAAGACTGTATGGGATAAGGATAGTGATGGCTACAGCTTCAAGAAAAGTCACGCCATTGCTTACGCCCAGCTTGTGGTTGTGCATATGAATTTATTGAAAGAACAAAATGCTTAAAGAATCTATTGTTGAAATTCCAAACTGGCCTGTAGAAGGCGTAAATTTCAAAGACCTTAGTAAGGTATTGACTCAGCCTGGAGATTTTCGCTGGGCATTAGACCGTTTTAAGATGTTTATGCTAATCAATGAAGTAACTTGCATCGCTTCACCTGATGCTCGTGGCTTCATTTGGGGTGCACCTGTTGCTGCTGAACTTGAATTGCCCTTTCATATGATTCGCAAGCCAGGCAAGTTGCCTCCTCCGATCATCAGTCAGTCATATGAGTATGAATATGATAGCGGAACATTAGAGATTAAGGGTGATACTGATATCGGAGCTGGCGCAAAGGTAGGCATTATTGATGATGTTAACGCTACGGGCGGCACTGCATTAGCTACTATTCAACTATTGACCAGATTGGGTGTTGATCCGAAGGATATCTTTTATGCCTGTGTTATTGACTTGAAGTTTTTACAGGGCAGTGAGAAGATTCGTGATACTGGCATAACTATGATTTCATTGGTTGATTATGATGAATGATATTATTTTATTAGCAATGCCCGAAGAAGCACCCAGCCTTGTTGGTAAAGAAGGGGTGTTTTTTACTGGCGTTGGTAAAGTCAATGCTGCTATCGTTGCTGCTACACTGATTGAACGATACAAGCCCACTCGTGTATTCAACTTCGGTACTGCTGGCGGCATCACAGCTACACATGGCGGCATCTATAAGTGTACTACATTTAATCAACGTGACGTTATTTTAGGTGGCGTAATTGTAGGTCCTCAAGCAGAAATTTTACATCAACCTATTATTATCGGAGACGATGGATGGTCACTCAGTACCGGAGACAACTTTGTAACCGACACCTATAATATCAATGCCGACCTTGTTGATATGGAAGCGTTCTCAATTGCTAAGGCGTGTGTGTCAGCGGGAGTAGAGTTTATCTGTCATAAGTATATCAGTGATATGGCTAATGACGAAGCGCCCGACCATTTTGTAGATCATGTCCATAAGGGCGAAGAACACTACATTGAAATACTAAAAGAGTATGGAGTACAACTATGAATCTGGCACTACTTGAAGAAAACAATCCACAGCTACTTGAAGTTTCAGAAGAATGGGACTTCGACACTGACGGAAGCCCCGAAGAACTTGTCAGGGCTATGTCAAAGTTTATGACTGACAATGGCGGAGTAGGTCTTGCTGCTCCTCAAGTTGGAATCAAAAAGCGTATCTTTATCATGGGTAACTTTATTAAGCTTGTGGCTTGTATCAATCCTAAGATTGTCTCATTATCTGATGATCGTGAAAATGATCTTGAAGGCTGCTTAAGCTTCCCTGACTTGTTCATGAAGGTAAAGCGCCCGGCGAGTGCGATGGTGCAGTATAATACTATATCAGGTGAATTGATCGAACGTGAATTGACTGGATTTGAATGCAGAGTATTCTTACACGAATATGATCATTTGATCGGAGTGACTTTTGATCAAAGAGTAGGTGATTTGACTTACAGAATGGCTAAAGATAAGAGAAAGAAAGAATTAAAGAAGAAGTCTAGGGCATCCGCTTAACAAGTGTGATACTTCTACGCTTTGCTCTTTTCTTTGTGAAGTCTGACATACAGACAACTGGACCATGAATTATTTCTAAACCTTTGTTGTTAAATGTCTTGATATACGGCTTGAAGATTATCCATTCCTCTTTCAAAAAAATATTGATGGGAATTGATCTATTTGATTCCCACCACCATATATCACCTAATTCTAAAAACTTTGCTCTAAGCTCAGCTTGAATGATTGCACCGTAATCATACATGGTAGTAACAGTATCATCCCTGTTTTGGATTATTCCCACGTAATCCTGATTACTATAGGAACATATAGTGATGAAAGGGTGGTTTTCACTGAGTCGTTTGAAGAAATCGTCATTCATAATCTAATCTATTTACACCATTTTACCCAAACTATTTATTTTAGTAATAAATACTTGACAAGGAGAAAGATTTGTGTACACCACTTCAGTTTTTGTATATGTCCAGAGACAAATCGTAGTTCTCCTAACAGGAAATTCACCGAGAAAATATATGCCACAATATGCTAAACCACTAACTCTACACAAGGGTGTTGACAACAGAATTCAATTTCAGTTCTTGAATCAGGAACAGAAGCCCGTAGATATTACTGGAAAAAGCATTAAGTGCAGAATATTGAATTATGACGGCACTGAGGTTTTACTTTCAAAAGCGTTAGATTTAGATTTCGCATTAACTGGTATAGCCTCATTAAGACTTAACTCAGCAGAGATTGAAGATTTCCCTGCACAGAAAGCATATTACTCATTAGAAATTCCTGAAGGACAATTTGACTTTCCGGTGTTCGTAGATCAGAATGCAGGGGCAAGAGGCGATATGAACATCGTCAACTCTGTCCTTCCTTCCTTTGTTCCTTCTGAAATAGTTACTATTCCAACTGGACAACCTTTCCCCAATATTAGTAATAGCTCAGGGAACACTAACCTCGTATACTATACAAGTGTAATCAATACTCAAGACAATCCAGTGTTGACAATTCAAACAAAGTATGAAGAATATTATGGTAACGTAACTATTCAAGGTTCTACTATTGTTAATGGTGATTGGTACGATATTATTAATGATACTGATTTAGCTAATGTAAGCGAAACAAGAGGCTACACTATTCACGGCTTCCACCCATTCGTTAAAGTTGAGTTCACGAGTAATTCGGGTGCGGTAACCAATATACTTGCACGATAACAATTTTACTGCTATATTATCTTAATGTTTGATATTCTGTCCGTCATTCCGGGTAAAAAGAGAGTTGCCTCTAAAGGATGGCACAGCTTTGACGCGGTCTGTTGTCATCACAGGGGCCATAGGCGTGACGATAGAGGGCGAGGTGGCATCGTCTTTGATAGCGATGATGATTGGACATATCACTGCTTCAACTGCGGCTTCTCTACAAGATTTGTGCTTGGACAACCTATTGCAGTCAAGGCTAGAGAATTGCTAGGCTGGTGCGGCATTCCCGAAGAACAGATTAACAAGTGGAGCTTTGAAAGCCTTCGTCACAGAAGCTTGATTGATATCATAGCAGATTCAAAGCCTAAATGGAAAATCAAGTTTGATGAAGTGAATCTTCCAGACAATGCGGAACCGGTTGACCCGTCTAATCCTGAACACGAAAAATATGTTGAATACTTGACTACGAGAGGATTGGCTGTTGATGACTTCGCATTTATGGTTACTCCTACTGACTATGCAAGAAATAGAAATCGCATCATTGTCCCCTACACTTACGATGGTAAGAATGTAGGATACATCAGCAGATTTTTAGACAACAGAATACCTAAGTATATTAAGAATCAACAGACAGGCTATGTGTTCGGCTATGATCAGCAGAAGCCGGAGTATGAAGTGTGTTTGGTATTTGAAGGCGTGCTGGACGCAATCAGTTTTAACGGCTGTGCGTTAGGACATGACAGTATCAGCGAAGAACAGGCTACTGTTCTGAAAAGATTGCGTAAGAAAATCATCATTGTTCCCGATCAAGATAAGACAGGACTTACTATTTGTGAGAGAGCATTGGATTTGGGCTTTCACGTTAGTCTTCCTAACTGGGGTCCGGGAATAAAGGATGCCAATGATGCTTTATTAAAGTATGGCAAGCTCCCTACACTACTAAGTATCTTGCAAAGCGCAACAAACAGCAAAATTAAGATTGAAATGCAGAGGAATAAAATTGCTAAAAGAATATAACACTGACGTTCAAGAACTTTTCTTGCGAATGATGGTTACTAATGCGGAGTTGTATACTCGTGTTATGAACATCATGAATCCTCAAAACTTTGATCGTAGATTACGTCCAGTTGCAGAATTCATTGTGGAGCATACTACTAAGTACTCCATCATGCCCGATCCTACGCAAATCAGAGCAACTACAAGTGAAACGATTGAACATATTCCTGAACTTGATCAGGGGCATTATGATTGGTTCTTGGAAGAATTTGAAGCATTCACTAAGAGACAAGAACTTGAACGTGCAATTCTTAGCGCGGCAGACTTGCTTGAAAAGGGTGAGTTTGATCCTGTTGAAAAGCTAATCAAAGATGCAGTTCAAATCAGTCTACAGCGTGATATGGGTACTGACTACTTCTCCGACCCACAAGAACGATTGAACAAGTATTTCAATCAAGGTGGTCAGGTGTCTACTGGTTGGCCGCAGCTTGATAGAGTCATGTATGGTGGTATGAGTCGCGGTGAACTTAACATCTTCGCAGGTGGTTCTGGTTCTGGTAAGTCGCTTGTCATGATGAACATCGCACTCAACTGGCTTTCTCAAGGACTCAGCGGTGTCTATATCACGCTTGAACTTAGTGAAGAATTGACTTCGCTTCGTACTGACGCCATGCTTACAAGTATGAGTACGAAAGACATTCGCAAGAACCTAGAAGATACTGCGTTGCGAGTCAAGATGAACGGCAAGAAGATGGGTCAGTATCGTGTTAAGGCATTGCCTGCGCAGTCTAATGTGAACGCTATTCGCAGCTACATCAAGGAAGTGCAGATTCAGACAGGTATCAAGATTGACTTTGTTATGATTGACTATCTTGACCTTGTTATGCCCGTCAGTATTAAGGTTAATCCAAACGACCAGTTCATCAAGGACAAGTATGTATCAGAAGAACTTCGTAACTTGTCTAAGGAGCTAGGCATTCTTATGATTACTGCTTCACAGTTGAACCGTTCGGCTGTTGAAGAAATTGAATTCGATCATAGTCATATCGCAGGTGGTATTTCAAAGATTAATACTGCGGACTATGTGTTTGGTATCTTCACTTCACGTTCTATGCGTGAGCGCGGCAAGTATCAGATTCAGTGTATGAAATCTCGTAGTTCTACTGGTGTTGGTCAAAAGATTGATTTGGAATACAATATTGATACTATGCGTATTACTGATGAAGACCCAGAAGAAGGAAGGACTCATACGCAGACTCCAACACAACTTATGAATCAAATCAAAACTACGAGTTCAGTAAGTGAAACTGTTAACAACCTACCTACTACAGAAGCTAAGGTAGTATCAGATGTACAAGGTGCAAAGCTAAAAACATTATTAAATTCCCTCAAGAAAAACTAAAGGTTGAATAAATATAATATAGGATCTTTACTTATTATGCAAAAGAAAACCAAAAGCCTTCTTGAGGAACTACAGTCATTTGGTGACACAAGAGATATGAATCATATCATTGAATCTCGTGCATCAAATATTATTACTAGTGCTATCAATTTAATTGAATTGATGCAGAAACAATATCCTTCCGAAAAGGCTGAACTTCTTGAAAAGAAGCTTTTGAGCGCAATCAAAAGTAAAGATCAGGCAAGATTCACTAAGTCTTTGAGGAAGAAAAATGAAAATTAACGAATTCAAGCAACCAAAAAAAATTGATGAAGTTTCTAGTTTAGCAGGCGCTATGTTCGGTGAGGTGCCAATGTCAGCACTGAAGGGTATGTTTACTGGTAAAGGTGGAAAGCAGCAATTAGCACAAGATATCTTTCTAAGAGATTTTTATCAAGACGCAATAACCTCATTAGACAACGGAATAAAAAGCGGATATGTTGATAAAAATAAACCGTACGGCACTCCGTCAAATACACAATCCGGTACTGCAACAGATCCTAATGCTAATTTTGGTAATGCAACACCTCAGAATGTTGGCCCCGCATCAGGAGCCGCAGGTGCATCAGGAACCGCAGGTGCATCAGGAACCGCAAGTGCATCAGGAACCGCAAGTGCATCAGGAACCGCAAGTGCATCAGGAGCTGCCGGTACAAGCGTAGCCCCAACGAATACTACTAATGCACTAAACGCACCAACTTTAGCTCAACGAGGTACAAACGTAACTACGAAAGCAGGTACAACAGGCGCAACCGGATCCATTACGACAGGTGGCCCAAGCGCACCCGCTACTTCTACTACTGCTCCTAAGCCAGGTGCACCCGCTACTTCTACTACTGCTCCTAAGCCAGGTGCACCCGCTACTTCTACTACTGCTCCTAAGCCAGGAACAGCAACAACGACGCCGGCAGGAACCTCTTCATCGGCCCGACCCCCAATATTCACCGGGCCACCAGCAAAGCCAGGAACACCGGCAGCAACACCCGCTGCAAAGCCAGGTGCACCTGCTACCCCCACTACTGCTGCAAGACCCGGTTCACCTACCGCCCCCGGCACACCTCCTGCCGGTAAAACTCCGACTGCTACTCCAGCGCCGGCTACAAATCAACAAAACCAACAATACAAGTGGGCTCCTAAAGGAATGAAGATTACACCAAACACTCCGTTGAGTAGTTTGGGAGCAACCGGTAAATTAGCTGAGTCTACCTATCACAACCTAAATAATATCTTTGAAAGCGTGATTTCAGAAATGGAAGGCGGCAATGATGCAACTGTTAGTATTACAGATCACATGCTTGAATGGTTTGGACAATACATGGATGGGGCTAATTGGGAAAGTAAAAAAGCTGCTGTAATTCCTCAAATTAAAAAGATTCAAGACACTTATAAGTCTGACGGAGGAAAAGCAGCAATAAAGAGTTTAGCTAGATTCGCCTATTCTATTACAGGACAGCGTGGCGGCGGCGGAATGCCTGCTGGAGCGAAAAATGCAGTACAGAATACTACGGGAGTTCAGCCAGGTGGCGGTCTAACTAGTGAACAATTAGTAGCCGCACTAGCTTCACTGCCGAAGGAAGAACAACAAAAAGTAATTCTACAAGTGCAAAGGCAAAATGTTAAATAATGACAATTTTATCTGAAGGTGGGGCAATGCCCGGTGTTGGCGCAATCCATGTTGATGAGATTGAACCCACATTGGATAGCCTAGAAAAGATTTTAGGTATTGACCTAAAAAATAATGTCTTGGGCAGCGTAGGTAAGAAAGAGTTCTCTGGTGATATTGATATTGCACTACAAATTGACGCAGAAGATATTCCTGATTTTGTAGAAAAACTAAAAAATATTCCTGAGGTACTTGACATTGCCAAAAGTTCTGTTATCATGACTAAAGTTAAGATTGCAGATTATGACCCTAACAAAAAAGTAGAGGGCAAGCCGAGAACAGGTTATGTTCAGGTAGACTTTATGCCCGGAGATCCGGGTTGGTTGAAGACATTCTATCACGCTCCTCACGAGAAAGATAGCAAGTATAAGGGCGTATTCAGAAACATTCTTATCTCAAGTATTGCAGCACATCTTGATCGGCAAGAGTCAGAACAAAAGATTGCAGATGGTAGACCAGCGCAATCTCAGAGATATATGTGGAGCCCTACAGACGGTCTAATCAGAGTATTAAGAACTCCTGAACCTAACAAGAAGGGTGATGGATATACCAAGAAGAATAATAACAAAATCATTGATGGTCCATACAAAGATCCAAATGAGATTGCCGATGTATTAAAGCTTGACAGCGCAGATGACTTGTATTCGTATGAAACATTGCGTAAAGCTATGGATAAGAACTATTCACCTGATTTAGTTAATGTTATACTTAAAGACTTTGCAGAAAATTCTATAGTAAAAGATGTAGGCGTACCTACTGATATCAAGCTTAGCGAGAGTGTCGGTTCAAGTGATTGGTTTAGAACACTATTGGATATCGTAAAATGAAAATCGTAGAAATTCTAAAAGAATCAATCTATCTGACTGAAGCTGCAAATCCTCGCACCCCACACCCTGAAGACTCAGTTTTTGCTGGCTCGGGCGCTGCTAAAGATGCAGTTGATTCAATGTATTATGTCATTGATAATCCAGAAACTCTCACTATTAAGTGGGACGGCTTCCCTGCATTGATTTTCGGCTACAACGACAAGGGACAATTCACTGTATCAGACAAGTATATGTTTGACAAAGGTTCTGAGTATCTAGGCACAAGTCCTAAGTTTTGGCAAGAGTATGATGCAAGTAGAGGCAAGAGTCGTCCTGAACTATATCAGAAGTTAAACAATATTTGGGATGGACTAAAAGCTGCTGTTGGAAGTAGCAAAGGCTTCTTTTGGGGAGACTTAATGTGGGGAGACCAACTAGCCGATCAGAATGGCAAGCTAGTATTCAAGCCAAACACTGTTACATACGCAGTACCTGCTAACTCTGAGTTGGGTAAGACTATCGCAGGCACCAATGGTGGCGTAGCAGTTCATCAATACTTCAGTGAAGTCGGAGGCAAACCTTCACCCTGGAATGGTCAGGGTCTAGAGGGAAATAACGAAGTCGCTATTCTTACTCCTAACATGGGCATTGACTTTAGCTTGACTGCACCCAACAATGAAGTATCTAAAGTAAATCAAGCACTGTCACAGAATGGTCAGTTAGATGACTTCTTATCAGGTATGGATGGTGTTGCAAGAAACGCACTACAGAAGTATCTAGGACATATTGCAACTAATCAAACTAATCTTCCAATAGATCAATGGTTACAAAGCAATGTCAGCGGAAAGCAATATCGTTTCTTAGTGGGTGACGGTGATGGCTATCTTGTCAAGAACAAGAAACAGCTTGACGCATTGATGAACTTGTATTTTGCTATCGCCAATCTCAAGAATAGTTTGGCTGCTCAATTAGAGCAACAGGTTCAGGGTGTAGAACAGTCTATCAACGATAGACCTGGCGGAGAAGGATTCGTGTTCAATACACCTAACGGACTAGTCAAATTAGTCAACCGCGGTGGCTTCAGTGCTGCACATTTTGGTAAGAAAAAGTAATCCAAAACCAAGTTTTTTTCGTTCAGGCATAAATAATAGTATGAGCTTCGGCTCACTTTTATACAAGGAAAACGAAAATGGCACAATTCACAAGAGTAAACGGTGACTTCCAGCAAGTCATGAACTATGACGCTCCTGCGTACACCAACGAAGGTTCAACTTCAGCAATTGATTCTGCTGTAACTGTACAGCCTCAGGGTCCAAAGCTTGAGTTCTTCACCATCACTGGTAACGGTTCACAGGTAGCTGACAACATCAATGCAGTATTCCAGACTGTTCAGCAGCTTGCAACTGTATACATGTATGAGTACACCAACGCAACTGACGATACACTAGCAATCGCTGTATATCCTGTACAGGCTTGGACTACAACTACACTTGACGATGCACTTTCAAATGCATGGTCTTCAGCAAACGTTGCTGTAACTGCAACTGCAACTTTCACTAACTAATAGTTAGTAAAACTAATATAAGGAAACCCGGAGATATTAATTTATCTTCGGGTTTTTCTTTACTCTAAATACATACATGTCACATCGTATACGCTGCTATACACTATTTGATATCACTCAAACAGGCATTCTTAATAGGTCAAAGCCTACTGAGGATGACGTTCAAGAATGGATTCAGAAAAGAAATACTCAGTGTAATTTTGATACGATACTACAAGTTATATCTCTTAGGTCTCAGCCGGATAATGTGAAAGTTCCGATTAGATTTGAAATGGAAGAATCCGATCTAAATAGGTTTGGTTTCTTGTTTGAAAATAGTGAAACATCTCCTGCATATTGTTGGAGGTTTGATTTTGAAGTACATCATTCAAGTGTTTTTGAAAACGGTGTAATGCCATTTGGTGCATTATACAAAGACTGTGAAGGAGTTCCAATGATAAACTGTCCAACTCAAATAAGCGGCGTCACTTCGTTTCTTGACATTACTGCCGAGCTACAAAACATATACTTTGAGGCATTATGATTAATTTTCGTGCATCCAAATTAGCTAAGTTTTTTGATAAAGAACTTAGAGACGCTAAAAAAATGCTGATAGTAGCAGGACCAACGGGATACGAGCTATTCGGTAGATTCAAGATTGAACCTGGAAAAGAATGCTTTTTCGTATCAGACATTCAATATGACGAAAAGGTAGAATTGTCATCACTGAAACATGCGGTTGCTTGGTGTATATTAGCTGACTGCGGTAAATATCATCAATCACGCAGACTGCATTTCTTAGACTTAAAACTACTCAGTTTAGCAACTGACACTACGATTCATCGCAAAAAATTAAAATCTGCAAGCACAGACTATGATAGGCTCTTGTATAAGATAAAGTTGCAGGAAGACTTTCATAGAAGAAAAACAGTCATTAGCGAGATTGAAACTTACATAAAGAATTCAAAAAACCTTCATGAAGTAAAAATGACTCCTAAGAAACAGAGAATTTTTAAATACCAATGATAAATACTATATCAACACGGAAGAATAACCTATGAGACTTACTGATTTAGATAATAAAAACACCCAAGTGAAAGCATTGAAAGAGAACTTTTCTATGGACTTTGATGTATCATCATTGGACAAAGCAAAGACTGCTGCTATGCTCAGCAAGGTTAAGAAGCTTATCGGTGAATCAAAAAGATCACCTGAGTTTCACAGTGCGCAGCACAACCCTGCATACTTGAAGCTAATATTCATGGAGCAAGCTTTGAATCAGCACATGAGCGTAGCAAAGAGCCCTCGTATCGTTCTAGAAAACGAAGAAGTTGAAAAGTCACAGGTAATCCTCGCCGCACAAGACATGATTGACACTGTACAGAAAATGTACGAAGATGTAAACGACATGCTTGTTAAAGAACTTCCTGCCCTTGTTGATTCAATTCAGAGTGAGATTGGTGTGAACGAAAGCGAGTCATTTAGTCAATCAGCTAACCAAGCATTGACTACATTGAACGCTTCACTACAGGAAGCTCAGACTGCACTTAAGGGTGCATTAGGCGGACTAACCGGTCAAGGCGCAGGCGATGCATTCGCAGCAGGCGAACCTGAGATGGATTCAGCTATGGGTGCAGAGATGGGTGCTGATTTAGGCGCTGATGCCGAAGCAGCATTGAACGCACCTGAAGGCGGACTTGATCTTCCCCCTCTTCCAGATATGGATGACGAAGAAGAAGCTCCACTAGCAGCGGCAGGCCGCGCAAAAAGATAATGTTTCTTTTTGAATTTGATCAGGACCGCGCTCTTGTATCGAAGATCGTGACCCTGACTAGTCAGCTTGAACAAGATTTGGAAGACGGTAACATCGGGCCCGGTTTTACCGTCGACCAGCTTTTAGATTACTTCCAAAAATATGATGTTATCTTAGACGTTAATGATCTTTACAACATGATTAAGGTTCCACCACTCAAAACTGTTATTAAGAATATTCAGGGCGACGAAGTTGTTTTTGTTGGGCAAGAAGAATCTAAGAAAACATACGATGCTCCTGAGGGTGACGATAAGAAAACTGTTGCTCAAATGGCTAAAAGAGCAATGAAAATTTAACCATAACTGTTGCTTTCCTACAACATTGTGCTATTATGATATATGGCATTAATTAACAAATTCCCCTACAAAGAAATGAAGCGTGAAACGACTACAGAAGGTCGTAAGTATGTTGCCCCTGACGGCGAGAAGCTTCCAAGCGTCACTACTATTCTTGACGCAACTAAACCAATTGAAGCAAAGAAAGCATTGATTGAATGGCGCCGCAGAGTCGGTGAACAAAAAGCTAAAGAAATCACCGCAGAAGCTGCCGGAAGAGGCACCAGAATGCATAAGTATCTTGAGAACTATGTTCTTAAAGGAGAAACTGGTGAGCCCGGAAGCAATCCGTATAGCAAGCAATCACATCAGATGGCGCATACAATCATATCTCAAGGCTTATCCAACTGCCCCGAGTTCTGGGGTACAGAAGTATCTCTATATTTTCCTAAAATTTATGCTGGGACCACAGACTTAGTTGGCGTTCACTTGGGTGATGAAGCAATTCTTGACTTCAAGCAAACAAACAAGCCCAAGAAGCGTGAATGGATTGAAGACTATTTCCTACAATTAACAGCATATGCAAACGCACACAACGAAGTGTATGGCACAAAGATACGCAAGGGTGTAATCCTTATGTGTAGTGCTGATAATCAGTATCAAGAGTTTATCGTAGAAGGCAATGAGTTTGACGAATGGTCAGATCGTTGGTGGAAGCGAGTAGAGGAATACTACACCAAGTTCCTCTAACCAAGCATAAATAAGTGTAATCGGATAGGTAAAGATTACACTTATGAGCATTATTCAAATCTCAAAAATACAGCAGCGTTCGGGTAATATCGTAGACCTGCCTCAATTAGATGAAGCTGAGTTCGGCTGGGCTTCTGATACTAAACAACTTTTTATTGGTAAAACCACTCCCAACGAAAACATTGAAGTTCTTACTTCCTACTCTCAGATAAATTTCGATCAGATTAACGGCTCTGTGGGCAACTTGAATATCAGCAACATTAGTGTTGCTGACGGGCAAGTTTTAGCGTATGACGGAAACAACTGGGTAAACAGAGGTGGAAACGCAGGCGGACTGATTAACTTAGGTGAAGTTTCTAATGTCAAGATTTCAGGCGGTGCAATTGGCTACGTTCTTGAAACTGATGGATTAGGCAACTTATCTTGGACTCCTAAATCCACTATCATATCGTTCATTCAAAATGTATCAAAAGCTAATCCAGCAATAGTTACAACAACACAAGACAACTTCTTTACTGACGGAACAAGAATTACTATTACCGGCGCTCAGGGAATGACGCAACTTAACGGTAATACGTATTATGCAAATGTATTAACTGCTAATACGTTTTCTCTTTATGCTAACTCAGACTTGTCTGGGCCAATTAACTCTACTGGATTTTCTACTTACGCATTTACTTCTGCCGCAAGCACTACTGCATCCACCAACGTCATTACAATAGGCGACTCATCACTATTTTCACTGAACCAAGAAGTAGAATTTGTAGGTAACTTGGGCAATAGTACATTAGAAAACAATGTTCCCTACTACATTAAAACTAAGCCAAGCGGCACTTCAATTACCGTTTCAGAAACACTACTGGCAAATGGTACCGCTGGTGATGTTAAACCGCTGGTAACAGCAACATTGACAGGTGCTAATGTTTATGCTACAGGCGGCAGAGCTATTGCTACTGTAAGTGGCGGAGGAGGTTCGTCCGCAGCCGCAGGTGTTGAGGGGTCAATTCAGTTTTACGGTGGAGGTATCTTAGCTGCCGATGCAGACTTAAATTGGAATTCTGTTTCCTCACCAAAGACATTGACTGCTACAGGCAATATCAACACCGGAAACGTGAGTGCAACCGGAGTCATTACTGCGCCTCAATTAACTTCAAACATCGCAACAGGCACTGCACCACTAACAGTCACAAGTACTACACGGGTTGCTAACTTGAACGTAGACAGAGCTAACGTTAGTGATTTTGGTACAGTTACTAATCAAACTACCGGAACGTTTTTCCCAGTATTAGTAAACAGCAGCGCAACCGGAAATCGTGCGTTAGGTGCTAATGCAAATATCTCATTCAATGCTGCCACAGGGGCATTGACTTCCACTCTATTTACGGGTACACTAACTACCGCTGCTCAACCAAACGTTACAAGTTTAGGTACACTAACGTCACTAGGTGTCAATGGTACTATCACTGGTGTTAATATCACTGCCAACACAGGTGTCTTTACTGGTAACGCTAGCGGATTATCTGAGATTAATGCAAGCAACTTATCAAGTGGGACTGTTCCTACAGCAAGACTTAGTGGTAGCTATCCAATTACTGTCTCAAATGCAGCACAACCAAATATCACGAGTGTTGGTACGTTAACTACACTTGCTGTTTCAGGTACTACTGGTGTAGTGTCTACTGACTCTTCGGCAGCCGCTTCAATTACTAAGATAATAAGAGCGGTAAATGGTACTCAGGATATTGCACTTATTCCTAGAGCGGGCGCTGGATCATACAATACCTTGACCGCAGCGGATGATGCATTAATTACTTTTGCTAACTCATCTGCACAAGGTAACGCTAACCTAACTATTGCCCCATGGGCAAGCGCAAACACAGGCATTAGAATACAATCAGTATCAAATACTGCAACAATCTTCTTAAATGCATCAACTACTAATGTCAGTGCGGCTTTAAATGTAGCCGGTACAATAACTGCCCCTGCATTTACTGCTAACACGGGTGTGTTCACTGGCAATGGTTCCGGATTAACAAATCTAAATGGTTCAAATGTTACCGGCACTGTAGCTAGTGCAACAAGCGCAGGGTCTGCTACTACAGCAGGTACAGTAACAACGGCAGCACAAGGTAATATTACAAGTGTTGGTACACTAACTGGATTAACTACCTCAGGAAATACTTATTTAGGAACCGCCAGCACAAGCAACGTTGGTATAGGAACAATCTCTCCCGCTACAAAACTTCACGTATACAGTGATGACGGTAATACCCCTGTTACTCTTACGCAAAATTTTGCAGGAGCCAATGCTGCATTTACTGCATTAGGAATAACCCAAGGTGCTTCGTTCGGTGTTAGAGATACAGGAACATATGTAACCAGTACAAGCGATACTATATTTTATTACAACACTTCTGAAACTGTACGCATTCAAGCAACTGGCAATGTTGGAATCGGTAACGCAGCACCAACTCACAAGCTCTCAGTTAATGGTACCGCTGCGATAAGCACTTCTCTACAAGTAGCAAATATCACAACAGGTGCAAACACTACTGCTGGTTCAATTACAGGTAACTGGACACTCACAGCAGGTTCTAGAATGCAAGCTACTTACGCTGACCTTGCAGAATACTACGAAGCCGATGAATCATACGAGCCGGGTACTGTATTGATGTTCGGCGGAGAAAAAGAAGTCACTCTTGCAGATGACGGTACGAGTAGAGTAGCTGGCGTAGTTTCTACTAACCCAGCATATGTGATGAACTCTACGTGTCCCGGACTATTGACAGCAGTAGCACTACAGGGTCGTGTACCGTGTAAAGTTCGCGGTAAGATTAGTAAAGGTGATATGCTCATTTCAGGTGGTAACGGATTCGCAAGACCAAATCAGTTCCCGTCTATGGGTACAGTCATCGGTAAAGCATTAGAAAACTTTGATGGCTATGAAGGTGTCATTGAAGTAGCAGTTGGAAGATTATAAGGATAATAAAATGGCATCATTCATTCAAACACCAGGCAGTTCAAGCGCAAGAATAGGACCACTTGCAACAGACAAAGTGAGAATTGCAACTACCGGTTCTGCTATCGCAGTTAATGTTGGCAATAGTGCTGTTACTGCTAATCTTACCGCATGTGAAATCATTCCTGCCAACTCAGTAGATAATAGTTATATTGTTGGTCAGGGTAACTATCTTGCTTATATTAATGCAAATGGTACTGCCGCTGTATTTTCAGTAACAGAATTAGGTATGCCACACGCTGTTACAGGCACCGAATAATTTCGCAATAAAGCTAAATACATTGTAACGTTCTCAATGAGGAGAACTTATGCAGTACCCACTGCGTAGCGAATAGAACTCGCTTTTCAAAGGAGAAAACAAATGGGTAGACCACTAAAAATTGCTAAATCACAGGCAGTCATTACTATTACTGCAACTGCTGCTGCAACGGATATCGTAACAACTTCAGCAAACTTCACTAATCTCGGCATCATTGCAGGTATGCCATTCGTAACCGCATCTAACGTTGGCGGACTAATCGCTGGCACACTCTACTGGATTCTTCAAGTAGTAAATGCCGGTGCAAACAGTACATTTACTGTTTCTGCAACTCCACTAAACGCTAACCCAAATTCAACTAAGGTTGACTTATCATCTACTTCAGGTCAAACTATTGCAACTACTGTTGCTCCTGTTGATATGTATTTCAACAATCCACTAGGACCACAATGGCCAGCAACAAACGCAAACACTTACTCAGTAGTCGGTGGTAACACTGCACAGTTCGGTAAGCAAGTACTTTGCAATGTTGGATTCGGTGTTCAAGGTACAGGTACACAATTAGCAAGTACAAGTAGCAATGTTGTAGTTGGTTTAGGTACTGACTTTGCTAATATTGCTAATGGTACAATTATCTTTGCTCAGTATGGAACAAAAGGTTACGGTGCTAATACAGTAATAGGAACAGGCGCTGTAACATTAGTAGGTACAGTTGCCGACAACGTCGGTGATGTAACAGTAGCAGTCGCTAACTCAACTGCAACAGGTAACGTCATTCGCACAAGCGGAAATGCACAGACACTCGTGTTAGACGGCGCAGTAACTTTTGATACCGCATTCGGCGGACTATCAGCAGATACACCTTACTTTGTTAAAACAATCGCCAATGCGACAGCATTCACTGTTTCTGCAACACCAGGTGGCGCACCACAAGCAGTTACATCAAACGCAAGTGTAACAGCAAATGCTATTCAGCAACAACTAGTGTTAGATGATGTTGCGGCAAATAATAGCACAGGTGTAAGTGGTGCAGGTGATACATTCATTCAAGTATTACCAGAAGCAGGCTACATTGTCCGTCAGAAGGGTAAGCAGAAGTATCTCGTAACAGGTACTACAACTGGACTAACCGGTGCTTGCTTCACAGCTAACGTTGCTAACACTGCATTGCTTCCAAACACAATGACAATCACTGCAACTTATGCAAATAGCTCAACTGTTAAGGTTCAGAGCTTGAGCGATCACACTGGTGAATTGTTCACTGCAACATCAGGTCCAGTTGCAACAGGTAACATCGTGTTCCCGAACGCTGCACCCGCATTTGCAACCTTCAATGCTGCCGCTGCTGCTAACACAGTTGGGGCACAGCCTTACCCGCTTGTACAAATCGGCAACGCATAAGGAATAAACAATGGCTCAGGCTTCGGCAGTTCAAAAACTTAAGCAGACTGAGACCGAAATTGCGGTCCTTCAGGTACAGTATGGATATCTCAATGAAAAATGTGACGATATCAAAACTGGCCTGAAGGACTTGACAACTCACATTGACAATCAAACAGAAGCTAC